TGCGCCGTCCATGATTTTTCCGTTCCGGTGGACACGGCATCATCTGAGGATGATATACCGGCTGACGGTCGTAGAACACGATGATGTCCTCATGCTGGCGTAGCGGCATCCGGTTGGCATTCAGGTGACCCGTTACCCGGTCTTTCCGCCACACGAGGTTATACCGCCACATCCGGGGTTGCGAGAGCATGAGCCGCGCCGAGAAGATGCCCTGCGCAAAGAGGATAACGGGGCTTCCCGGCTTGGTGATCCTGCGGTACTGTTCCCACAACGCTTCGAGCGGTATCTGCCTGTCCCAGTGTACCGCCTTGTTGCTACGGTTCAACACGCCGTAAGGCAAATCCGCTATCACGGCATCGACACTGCCGTTCGCCATGAGCTTCATGCCCTCGATACAGTCCATATTATATATGTTGTCAATCTCTATCATGGCTTCCGTTTTTACTGTTTCTCACGTCCGTTCACCAGATAGACGAAAGTGCCGTATTTCAGCTTTACCTTATTTTTTTTGATAGCTTTGCCGATGGCATTGCTCGTTTTCTGGTAGGCATTCGTAGCGGCTTGCATTCCCCATTGCGAGAGACTGTTGCCGTAACTGCCGGTATTCATGTTCAGATTCCCCGACACCGCACCGCTTGCCACATCCTTGCTCGTTTCCCGGAACTGGCTGTTCGGTACATAAAGCCCCTCCATGCCGTCCGTGTCGTAAAGGGACAGGCTGACCTTCACCAGTTCGTCCTCGATGAGAATGCTGGTGATGTTCCCCTTCACACGCCCCGACGAGAAGCCGCTCATGGTGGCATACAGATACGACCCTCGTTTGACCACGCACTCGTTGATCTCCACGTCGTCGAGCAGACGCAACCGCACACGCGAGCCGTCCACCGCTTTGATGTCCTCGTCGATAATGGCCTTTATCAGTTTCGGTTCACGGGCATTGACCGCAAGCGTATTGAAGTAATCCGAAGCCGTCTTTACCTTGCGTACCACTTCGCTGGGCGGTTCGTTCTCTGACGGGGCTTTTACCGAACGGCTCTCTTCCTCTATTTTTCCCTTAACCTCTATGGTTGCCGTCGGGGGTTGCGCCGATGCGGTACTGTCCGTATCGGTCGCCGGTAATACCTCATTGCGTCCTCTCAACCTTGCTTCGGCAAGGGCTTTCTCCAGTTCCGCGAGAGCTTCTTGCTCGCGCGTCTTGGCATCGGCAATTTGCGCTGCCGCAGCCTTTTCCTGCTGTTGCTCATCGAGCAGGGCGATGTCGTCCACCGTGTATTGCGATTCATATTCTTCCTTGTTGTCATCGGGTTCATCTCGTTCTATGTTATCCACTGCGGAGTAATCCTGTATCTTACCCCATGATTTGGCCATGTTCTCGTACTTGCTGCCTATGCCGTCACCGCCTTTAAGCCGGGCATCCGGCAAATCGGGGTTCAAAAACTCCGTTGTCTGCAGCGTCTTGTCCGGAATCTCCGCCGTTTCGGTCTGAAACAGGTCGAAGATGAAGTACGATGCAACCAGAAGCGGGATATACAGGACAGCCGGAAGCATATACTTCGGCTCCCTGAAATTGATTTTATCAAATATCTTCATCATACATCTTTTAATTGAGTTGTACATACTTGCCTTCAATGCTGCAGTTTTTCAGCACTTCTGCGTTTTCCACTCCGAATGCGATCAGGATGCTGCCGCAACCGGGAGAATCGCCGCGTGTTCCGTCCGGGCGGTAAAACCGGATGCGGTGGCGCAGGAATTTCATGCCCGTCGCTTTCTCGAAAATGACGTCCTGAAACATTTTGGAATCGCAACGGTTGAACAACAGCGCGATGCCGTTGCCGTGTTCCGCCAACTTTCGGACAAACTGTTCGATAAGGGGACGCGAGTACGGAGGATTGAGCCATACACGCCCTTCCCATTTCAGGGACAATCCGTCCATGTCCCGGTCATACATGACCTCGGCGGTCGGCCACAACGGATGGACAGGGGCGCAAGGGTCAAGGTCGACCCTGCCTAACGCTTTCAGCCCCTCCTTCGGGGTGTACCATTCGTCCGACGAGCGGACTGATTTTTCAAATCGTGTATTCATAAGCACTCCTTTATTGCGGTTCATATTTCTTGTTCTCGTTCCGATTTTCCCTTATTTCACCCCCTTGCAGCCTCTTGTGTCTTTCCCGCAGCACCGAATCCTGCATTTCCGTCGCCGTGCGTGTCGGCCGGCTGTTGCGGTATGCCATCGTAATGCGATAGATGTTCCAAGTGAACCCTCCGATAGCGAAACCGAAGACGATGACCAGAAAAAGTATCCGGTGCGCGTTGGCGAATCCCTGTACCTTGGCGGCAGCCTTGTCGATACGTGTCGCTTGGGCGAACTTTCGTCCGGCGGACACCTCCCGCTCGTAACGGTCTTTGTATTTCGGATCGTTCTTGTCCGGCATCTTTTCACCGAAGAGCATCCGCCTGAATCCCTTGATATTCATAAACTCCGTTGTTTAGTAGTTGATCTTCGTTTTCTGTTCGATGTCCTTGTTCAGCAGGGTACGCCAGTTCACGATAAGCAGCCCATGCGGATTGTTCTCTGTTCGGGGTACACGCTTGAGCTGTCCTGCCGTCACCAGTTCACGCATCAGGATATTGCTCCGTCGCTCGATGCGCTGCCGTCCGTAGTAGGTGAACTCCATCTTCTCCTTGTTGAAAGCCACGCTGTCGCAATAGATGGAGAACACCGAACTCGTACCCAAAATGTTGGAGTAGAAACCCTTTTCCTTGAGCGTGTTGTATTGTGCCAACCCCGTCTCATCGACTAAATACATCGCTTTTTCCATCGTATAGCGGATATATTTGTCATCCGGCGGTAACGTGAAAAAATAATGATGAAACATCTCCACATGGCTTTTGGCTTCCACATCAAGCGTTTCGTCCATTGTCGTGCGATTCACGAGGATAGGCACGTTGCCGTCCAGCACATACACCTTCTTCTGCGCATCCGAGACCATCGTCCGGGCTGTCCAGATGCTTGACAAGCTGATGATGACACATCCCACGAGAAAAGCGGTACAGATGATGCCCACCAGTCTGATTTTGTTTTCCAAATTCTTGATGACCATCGGTTATTCCCTTTTACCGTTCAACATCTGTACATATTCCGTGTGCAGCATGGGTATGACCGCATCCCGAAGTTCCGTCAAAAGATTCTCGAACTCCGCCGAGAATATCTCCACGTAATAGCCCTGCATCTCCACATGGACAAGCACCCACCAGATTCCTCTTTTGCGCTTACCAGCGTTCCGCTGCAGCAGGGCAAGACGCAGCTTGTACGTTAGGTACGTCACTAAGGGGGCGATGTACCGGTCGTCGTACTCGAAGGCTTCGTCCAGTTCTTCATACTGCGGGTCGATGCGGTGGTTCTCCGCCACCTCGCAAACCTCTTTTCTCGCTCGTTCCTGTGCAAAGGACATAAATTTCTCATCCTTGCACCAGCTTTTGATTTTCTCTTGCAATTTCATGTTGTTATGATTTTTATTGGGTTTATATTATCTTTTGCGGATTATCTCAGGATGCCGCCCAACCCTCCGGTTGCCGTCATCTTCGCCTGCTGTGCCACGCCCTCGCCGAAGTTTCGGGTAGAGAATGCCGTGTCGCCCTCCGGTATCATCCATGCCGCCAAGTCCGGAACAAGGTTCAGGCACTTGAGAGCTACAATCGAAGCCGCCATCAGGTAGCCCGCCGAGAAGAACGAGTTCTGCAGGTAGGCGGCCATCGTCTGCTCGCTGGCGGTTATCGCCGTCAGGTTCTCGATTTGGATGCACAATACAATGTCAAAGAGCAGCAGCACGTAGAAGCCCACGAAGTATAGGCAGAAATGAATGATAACAAATCCAATAAAAAGAAATATAATAGAAGTAATATAACTGATATAGAATGTATTACGCTCGTTTCTTTCTTATTCTTTGATTTCCTTATATTTGATGTTTTAGGTGTAAATTTGTTGCAGATTTGTTGCGCGTTCTCAGAATTTTGATATAACTTTGCATCAAAATCAGATGCTTGAGGCATTGCCGAAAGCAAATCAAAACAAATAAAAACAGACAAATATGGGAAGACCCAAGAAAGCATTAAAAGTAAAAGAGCCGATAAGGCTCAGGGAGCGCAAGCTTGCTAACGGCAACCTTGGGCTCTATCTCGACATCTATGTAAAAGGTACGCGCAAGTATGAATCCTTAGGGCTGTATCTCATCCCAGAGAAGACCCCACTGGACAAGCAGATGAATATCCACACCCGACAGGTGGCGGAGAAAATCAAGGCAGACCGTATCATTGCATTGCAGGAGCGAGGCATCAAACAGTACGAGAAGATTAAGCAGTCGAATATGTCTTTGCTCGACTGGCTGCGCAAGTACGAACAGGAGAATTTCGGATTCCGTCCATCGACTTTGAAAGGTCGTGTCGATATGAGGAAGAAAGTGGAGGAATATCTGGAACAGCAAAAGACACCTTATATTTCCATGAGCGAGGTGGATGCTGACTTCTGTCGTGGATTCCTCCGATTCCTTGCAACAGCAAAGAACAGCGTTTGTACAATCAATGAGAGGACTATATCTCCAGGATGTGCCCACCATCATCAAGCCGTCTTTAATGGAGCATTGAACAAGGCGGTAAGAGAAGGATTGCTGACGGCAAATCCGATGAAGAGCCTTGACCGTAAAGAGAAGTTCCAGCCTTCACCAGAGGACAGGGAGTTTCTGACCATTGAGGAACTGCGCTCATTGATGGATTTGCCGTGTTCCAATGAGCAGGTGAAGAAAGCGTTTGTCTTCTCCTGCTTCACTGGCTTGCGATTGAGTGATGCACGCACACTGACATGGCGCAAGGTCTATAAGACACCAGATGGCAAAACCCTCTACATCCATGTGTTCATGCAGAAGACTCAGAAGCCGAACAATATTCCCTTGTCGCAGGAAGCGCTGAACTGCATACAGGTGAAGGATAATTTGGATGAACCTATATTTACCTTACCAGCCAGTGATGCGACCATCAACTATCACGTCAAGAAGTTGGTAAAGGCAGCAGGGATAGAGAAGAAGGTCTCTTTCCATTGCAGCCGCCACACCTTCGCCACCATGATGCTTACTCTCGGAGTGGACATATACACGACGAGCAAGCTGCTTGGTCATGCCAATGTGACTACAACAGCCATCTATGCCAAAATCGTGGACAAGAAGAAAGTGGATGCAATGAACCTCGTCAACGACCTATTTACAAAGGATGATAATACCGAAAACTATGAAGATTGAACTACGCAGCCGCAAGCATAAGAGTGGCAACACGACCCTATATCTGGAGTTCTATGAAAAGGGAGGAAAGCGTCGGTATGAATCGCTGAACCTTTACCTTATTCCAGAGAAGACTGAAAACGACCGCAGAGTAAACGAAGCCACGCTGAAAAAGGCATTGAAGATAAAGTCCGAGAGAATACTGGGTATTTGCAGCAAACCAGAGGAAAAGGATGTATCTACACCTGCTACTGAGTTTACAAAATGGATGGATGAATACCTACTTCACCTTCAAAATGGAGACAGATATTCGCTTGCGTATCAGAAGCATATGCGGAGCACCGTCAACATAGTCAAGTCATATTTGGTTCACATCCACCGTCCCAGTCTCATGATGGATAAGGTGGACAAGTCCTTCTACAAGAACTTTCTCACATATATCAAAGATGTGTACCGAAACATGAAGTCTCCCAATCGTCCGAAGCCATTGTCGCCCAAAACAATGCTGCTGATACAGACCGATGTCAACTCTATGCTGAAATATGCGGTGGAACAAGGCGTGTTACAGAAGCATCCGTTCTATGAACTGGAAAAGCGAGAGACCTTTGTGAAGACACCAAGCGACAGGAACTATCTTACCGTAGAAGAGTTGAAACGCATATCGGAAGTCAAAACTGGCAGTCCCGTTACTAAGCAGACATTTATGTTCTGCTGCTTTACAGGTTTGCGCCATAGCGACTTGCTACAACTGTATTGGAGAGACATCCGAGAGACAGAAGATGGGCTACAAGTGTATGTCCAATCCATGCAGAAGACGAAGAAATCCGCAATAATCCCTTTGGGGAAGCAGGCTTTGGAATGGATGCCGGAACGAGGCACAGCCTCACTTGATGACAGGGTGTTCACACATATCCCCCTTCTCTGCAATGCCGACCGTGCCTTGAAGCGTATGACAGCTAAAGCAGGAATAGACAAATCCATTTCCTTCCATTGCAGCCGTCATACCTTTGCCACCCTCATTCTGACAGCAGGAAGTGACATCTACACCACAAGTGAGATGTTGGGGCATACCAACATCCACACTACGGAAATCTATGCCGATGTGGTTATGGAAAAGAAAGTCGATGCGGTTAATATGCTTAACGGCATCTTCTGATTTCACAAGAGGTGTTCGAGGGGGGAGCCACAATAAGGGTTCGTGCTTGGAACACTTCTTTTCCCTCTTGTTGATGCTTATTGACTTTATTTGCGCTAAAAACAAGTTTTTTGATACTATTTTAGCCAATACAATTATTTATTTTCATTTTATTTCCATATTTTCAAGACAAAGTAGTAACTTTGCATCTGAAATAAATGGAACAGGTATCATGAATAAAGTAAAGATAGATAATATACAACAAGAAAATGTTCAA